CTGAAGGCGCGCCAACCTTAACGGGACGCATTAGAGCAGTTAAACTCGGCGACACACTACGCACAACGGGGGCGGCTACGTCCCCATATGCTGCCATTTTTGAGGGGCGCGCCTCAGCTGAGGAGCGAAAAAACCTCATACCCGCCTACACAGATGACCCCGAGGGTTTTGAGTCTTACATCAGCACGGGTAAACGGATAAGCGAGGCAAACCTCGTACTGGGTATTTATGACTTACGTGACGCCGAGACGGGCGAAGAGGTTACTCTCACGTTTAGCTTCGTCGACGAAGGCGTTAACGAAGACGCTGTCACCCTAACAGACCTTAGACAAATCTACGATCAGAGGGACCTCGAGACCATCGAGAACTCTATTTTTAAACTGAGCAATGGCGCGGCAAAACCTGGGGTGATAGTCGACTCGGATACGTTTCGCAAATCGGCTCGTGGAGTTGCACCACCTAGCGAAAACTTACGGAATTAACCCGCTAGACATCTGGCGTTTACCCGTTGGCGAGGCTGCGTTATTGTTTGATATCTATAGGCATGGCGTAGACGACGAGATAAGCAGACAAAACGAGCAGGAGTCACGGCGACAAAGCGCCAAATTGCGGCGCGCCTAAGACACAACTAACGACTTGACTACCCCACTAGGCATATAGTCTAGTGGGGTTTTTAAGTGGTATGGGTAACCGTGATCTAGAGTTTGTCATTGGCGTTATTGACCAGGCAACGCAGCCGCTAAGAGATATCGAGCAAAACGTCTCAAGTATGGGCGACGGCGTCAAGCGTACTGCCGCGCTAATGGCAACATCGGTTGCCACGGCTGGGGTAGCACTGGCTGGCGTAGCTGCTAAGGCGACAGCCAGTGCGGTTGCCTTCGAGAGTGACATGGGCGAAGTTTTTACTTTGTTGCCCAGCGCCACCGAGCAAGCCATGGGACAAATGACAGACGACGTGCTCGCGTTTTCCGCGGCGGCGGGTGTTGTACCCAGCGATGTCATCACACCGCTCTATAACGCCATATCTGCGGGTGTACCACCTGATAACGTATTTACATTTTTAGAGACCGCCAACCAAGCAGCCGTAGGCGGCGTTACCGACTTAAATACAGCAGTAGACGGGCTCACATCTGTAGTTAACGCTTACGGCACAGACATCCTCAGCGTACAAGAGGCGAGTGACGCCGTTTTTACGACAATTCGAGGCGGCAAAACCACTTTTGACGAGCTATCTGCAAGCCTGTTCAACGTTATCCCCGCCGCGGCGAGCCTAGGTATTGGCATAGACGAAGTGGGCGCCGCGCTGGCGGCGATGACCGCACAAGGCACGCCCACAAGCGTCGCCACAACTCAGTTACGGCAGTTATTTGTCAAGCTTGCCGACTCTGGCAGCGAGGTGGGTAAGCAATTCGGGGCAGTGTCTGGGCAGGCGTTTCCGGACTTTGTCGCCGCAGGCGGTACAGTACAAGGCGCTCTGGAACTACTAGAAGATGACGCAGACGCTAATGGCGTGGCGTTTAGATCGCTTTTCTCTGACGTCGAGAGTATGAACGCGGCGCTATTGCTGACCGGCACCGGTAGCGAGATATTTGCTGCCCAGCTAGAAGAGCAAGCGAACGCAGCCGGGGCAACGGCGGCAGCCTACGAGACAATGCAACAGACTGTAGGTCGTGCGCTCGAGACACTACGCGCCAATGTTGACGTGGTGTTAATCCAGCTTGGGCAACAGTTTTTACCCGTCTTGGCTGACTTTTCCGACTGGGTTGTGGGCAATCTGCCTACAATCCAAAAGACAATACAACAAGCGTTTGACGCCATCGGCACAGCCATCAGCGCAGGGCGTCAAGCATGGCAAGATCTGCAGACGGGATTCGAGGGTGGTAACGCCGCCAACCTCGTGCAAGCGTTTGGCGTTGGTATCGCTAAGACGCTCGACGCTACTCGTGCGGTCATCGAGGCATTTGGGGACACGTGGCAATCGCTCAGCGACTTACCCGCCATCAAGGCAAGCGCGGCGCTTGCCGTCGAGATAGGCGGCGTGGCTTGGGAACTTGTGCAAGAGGTATGGGCGTGGCTCGACAGCCAACCCGTGCAAAGTGCCATACAGGGCGCCGTTAAATTCGGGGCTGACATAGCTGAGGGCGCGTTTAGGTTGGCACAAGATGCTTGGGCGTGGCTCGACAGCATCGCAGGGGAAACGATAGCCGAGGCTCGAGCTGTCTTTGCCGCTGACATCCCAGACATGGACAAACTGGCAACCGTTGGCGGCGAAATGGTTGCGAGTATCCTCGACGGCATAGCCAACAAACTGCCCAGCCTGCTAGCCAGCGGTACACAGATGATCGCTCAGGTTTTGGAGGGGCTCGCCACTAAACTGCCCACAATGATAGACGCCGCCACCGCCACCGTTGCTAACTTTATCGACGGTTTGGGGCAAGGTGCGCAGTCGAGTGGGATAATCGACGCGGCGCGTAACCTTGTGTCGGTTGTTTTGACAAGCATTTTGCAGGCGTCGCCAAAAATGCTTACGGCAGGCGTTAATCTCGTGGCTGCTCTGGCGACGTCGCTCATTAACGGCGTGGCGTCAGTAGCCAAAGCAGCCGCCACCGTAGCGGGTGCGGCTACCGCTGAGTTTTTGGGGTTACCCGGCTGGGTTACTGAGGCGTGGACTAACGCCATGACCGACCTGGAAACCGTCGTTACAACCTCGTCGGCGACGGTTATCGGTATAGGTAAGGACTTTGTTAACTGGATATTAGAGGGACTGGCTACCCTTGGGCAGGCGATGGCAGACAGCGGCGTCGAGGCTATCAACAAATTTATTGACGACACACTGGGACAGATACAAGCTCGAGCCGCCCAAGTTACTAACGCCATTACTGACTTGTTTGGCGGTGGTGAAGCTGAGATTGCCCAACGCGGGTCTAGCGTCACGGAGGAATACAACAGGGCGCTCGAGCAGGGCTTAAGCGGCGGCGAGGCTAGGACCGCCGCCGCCCTCAGGCTGATGTTACAAGGCGCGTTTGTTGAGGGTGAACAGGTTGCGGCGTTTATCGGGAATAATATCGGCGTTGAGACCGTCGCTGGCATGGAAATGGGCATGTTAGGGCAGTTACAAGGCGCTATTGACGCGGGGTTAGTCGTCGCTGACGGCGTCGAAGACGCTGTTAAGAGTCGTCTAGGCATTCAGTCGCCCTCGCGTGTGTTCGCCGAAATTGGCGAACACACCATGGCGGGTTTTATAAACAGCGTCAGGGACAAGGCTGCTGACGCTGGCACGGCAGCACGTGAGGCTGCTGACGCTGCCGCAAACGCATTTCGGGACACCCTCACAGCGATGTCCCTAGAGCTCGACTTACGACTCGTAGAGCCCGAGCAGCTTAATGCCGACCTCACTGTTATATCTGAGAGGCTACGCGAGCAGATTGTAGCCATGCAAGCGGCTGGGGAGTCGGGCTCAACGGCTTATATCGAGGTTGGTAGGCAACTGCAAGCCGTCGAGAGCCAGTTGGGCAACGTAAACCGGGCTATACAGCATAATGCAGACACTGAGGCTGCCGCGCTCGAGCGTCAACGTGAGCAGCGTCAACGGTGGGCAGACTGGGCAACACAGTTACATGACGAGATGGCGGCGACTGAACAGGCGCGTTATGAGTCAGCCGTGCGCATGGGGCAAGTTAGTCTCGACGAGCAACTCAGATATATACAAACACGCCTCGACGACGAGCGTGTGTCAGCGCGAGCCCGTATCACCTTAGAAGAAGACGTGTTTAACCTACAAAGCCAGATAGCCGACAGACTACAAGAGCAACAAAGGGTAGTGCATGACGAGCGGCTCAACCAATGGCGCGAACGTTTGCAAGTTGAAGCACAAGCGGCTGGGGAGTCACAACGCTACCAAGAGGCGCTGTATGATTTTGGGCTCGAGCAAGGTGATATCTCACTCGCTCAGCACTTGGATGCTCTACGCGAGCGATTAGCAGCCACCGAGGCTGGCACGCTTGACGAGATTGCATTGTTGCGACAGGTAGCCGACACGGAGACGGAAATAAACAGCGAGCGCCTCGCAACACAAGAGGCAACACAAGAACGCTTACAGGCTATGCACGCCGAGGGCGAGAATGCATGGCGCGAGCGTCTGCAAGCCGAGACGGCAGCACGTGAGCAGGCAGCCGCCCAAGCCCAGGCAATAGCCCGGGCGCAGTATGATTTTGACAGGCACACGGGCGCAGTATCCTTACAGCAGCATCTCGACAACTTAGCGCAGCGCTTACAAGGTGAGCAGCTAAGCGGCGAACAGATCATTGCCATACAACGCGAGATATATGACGGCGAGCAACAGTTAGCACAAGAGGCGTTAGCGCGGCAGCAAGCTATACACGCCGAGCGCGCTAACGCATGGGCTGGGCAGTTACAAGCCGAGACGGCAGCACGTGAGCAGGCAGCCGAGCAGGCAGCCGAGATAGCCGCAAATCAGTACGCTTTTGAGCTCGAGCAAGGTGATATATCCCTGCAAAGCCACCTTGACAACCTCAACGCTCAACTTGCTGGCACTGAGCAATACAGTAGCCAGTGGGTGTCGATTATGGGCGATATCGCCTCGACTCAAGAGCAGATGGCAGCCGACGAAGAGGCGCGTATAGACGCCATACGCGACGCCAATATGGACATGCTAGGTACGATAGCCGACGGCGTTGGCAGCCTCGCACCTGTGTTTGAGGATATGGGCGGGTTTGCTTCAACTGCGTTTGATGTGGTCTCGGGTGGCGTTGACAACATGCTAACAGCGCTCAAAACCAGCGAGACTGGCACGCTATCACTCGCCGACGGTTTTGGCGCGATGGCTGGCGCGGCTGCGTCAAGTAGTGACATCGCCATATCTGCTCTTGGCGGGTTGGCACAAGCTGCGATGTCGTTTGCCACGGGCGACATTGTGGGCGGCGTGACGGGCGTCGTTACTACTGCTATAAGTGCTATTAGCGGACTGTTTTCGCGTGCTAGACGGCGCGCCGAGAAATACCGCAAAGCTGTCGAGACGTCAACTCAAGCGCTCACAGAAGCAACAGAACAACAATGGGAAAATCAACGCAGTAACCAAGAGCGGATACTAGAGCTACAGTACAGCAGCGGACTTGTGAGCACTGCCGAGTATAACGCCGCGCGCCTTGACCTCAACGAGGCTGCTCGTGAACAAGAGTATCGCAGCCGCCGACGCGAGTTAGGACAACAATTTGAGGCAAACGCTGCCGAGGCTGCTGACGAGCAGTTCGCGCAGTCGTTGCGTTTACAGTACCGATATGACGCCTTCAACCTTAGTCAGGCTATGCAACTCGACGAGATAACCGCAACCAGTGATCACCTCGCCACTTTGCAGGGCATGGAGACGGACGCGGGTGCGGCAAAAATCGCCACATATGAGGCTATGGGCGCTCGCGTGCTTGAGCTATCACGGCAAGCATTTGACGCTCGCCACGCTGGCGAATTTGAGTTAGCGCGGCAGTTAGAAACCGAGCGCGACGAAGTTAGTGCGCAGCTTGACGCGTTCGCGCTCGATTTGTCGGCGGGTTTTACTGGGCTTGTCACCACAATTACCGTCAGTCAAGAACAAATCGACGGCGCTACCCAACGCCTTACTAATGACTTTGTTGACTCGCTCAGCAAATTAAGCGGCACAGACGCAACCTTTGCTGAGACTGCCGAGTTTTTAGACTCACGTTTTGAGTCTTACATCACCACAACCATATACAACATGGCTGTCGAGGCTGCCCTGGCTAATAGCGTCGTAGCGCAAAACATGGCACAACTTAGCGTGCTCATAGATGAGGCTGTTAGAACTGGTGACTGGGCAGCAGTTACGGCAGGCGTGGCAGATGTTGGCGCACAGCTACAAGACACGCTTGGGCAGTTATCCATCACAGTAGGTGGCGCGCTTGAGGCGGTTTTTGACGAAACTATCGCCACAAGCGCTGAGGGGGCTGAGGCTACGACAGACGCCCTTGGTCAGTCGGGCGAGACAATGGCAGGGGCTGCTACTGACGCATTTAGTAGCGCAGGGGACGCGATAACGGCGGGTGCGCATGGGGCTAACGATCAACTTAATAGCAGCACAAGCGAGCTCGAGCTAGCCATTAACGCCAGCGCCGCCCTAATCGAGTCGCAAATGCAGCTCGCCGAGGGGACGATGGGGGCAAGTGCTGACGCCACATATACCGCGCTAATGGCGGAGATTGACGCAGGTACACTCACCACAGCCGACGCCCTCAACATGTCAAGCGCCGAGCTACAAGCGCGCATAGCCGAGCAAGAGCAAAACATAGCCGACGAGTTTGCGGCATCTGAGGCTCACATGTCGGGCGCAGCTGAGGGCGCATTTGCCACAACAGAGGGCGCGGTGGTTACCGGCGCCGCAAACATCACGGCAGCGTTAGACGTTAGCCAAAGCGAGATTGCGGCGGGTGTCGAGGCGTCCATATCTGCCACTAACGCGGCATGGGAGGCAAGCGGTGGGCAGCTTGACGCCACAATTAACAGCACGCTAACGACGGCGCAAACAAGCCTACAAACACAGGGGCAGGCGCTCGTAGGTGAGGCGAACGCCCTCAGCAGTAGCCTATCGGCGGCTGCCAACACGCTAGGTGCTGCCGTCGCTGGTTTGGGCGGCGCTATCACTAATGCTAACGCCACACAAGAGGCTGCCGAGGCTGCGGCGGCGGCAGCCTCGGCAGCCGTTGACGCCATAGAAGAAGAGCTCGACATAAACAGCCCCTCGCGTGTGTTTGCCGATATTGGCGAGATGACGATGCTAGGTTTTGGCGAGGGGATTGTAGAGGCTGCCAACGTGCCAGTTAGTGCCATGCAAAGCATCACGAGCGCACTATCAGACGCAGCTAACGTCAATTTGTCACGCGACTTAGACATGGGCATAAGGGCGCAGGCGTCCATATCTGCCACCATGCCAAGTGCGCAAATGAACCTACTAGAAGCTGAGCAGGCAAGCCGCGAAGACTGGCTTAACCGGCAAGCCGACATAGCCCAGCGCATGGCGGCGGCTGCCGAGAAATTTGACACGGCAAGTAACACCCTTAGCTCTGGCACTGTGAGGGCGGCTGTGTCTAATGAGCGCGCCGCTAACGAGTTCGCAGGGGCAGCCCGGCAATTTGACTGGAGTCGGATACGGAAATGATCAGTTATATAGCCAGTGCTACCGTAAGCGACACCGCACCCCATTTTCTGCTTGGCAGCGTTGAGCTACCGGTGCCGGTGGGTAGCCTTATCGGTGACGTGCTTGTCGCGTGCGTTGTTATCCCCTCAGCTGAGTTTGCGAGTAGTGGTAGTAGTGGGCGTTTTTACCGTTTGCAGGCTGACGGGTGGCAAGTGCTCGAGCTCGTAGAGTTTAGACAAGGCGACGATAAAGCCGTTTTGCTGAGCTGTTACCGCGTACTCAATAGCGTGCCAACGTCGTTTACGATCACAGTCACACGTGAGGTTATCGGCGTGGCTGACGCTATTGACAACATCTCCGTGTTTGCTGCCGCGTCTTGCTACAGGGGGGTGGACAACGGTAACCCCATACAGGCTCACGATGCCGCCAAAAGTGATGACGGTATCGCGCTTGTAGTAATCCGCCCAACGGCTACAATCATTAGCGCGACATATGGCGTTAACGTTACGGACGCCCTCACAGAGCGGGTTACGGTTGGCGATTTGCGAGTTGCTGAGGATAGCGTAGCCGTACAGGGACGCACAGCTCCCTACACACTTACGAGTGATAGTGACGACTTGGGACGGGTGGTGCTTGCCCTAAATCCGTTTTTAGCTGCGCCCGGCATTGACCCACCCCCAACGGCTGGCACGGGCGTGGGGAAACTTATTACAGACATTAATAATCCCCTCGTAGCACAAGCCTATCGCGTGACAGGCTCAACGCTCAGCGAGGTAGCCACGCCGCGGCTGCTAGCTGTTGACGCTGCGTTCGACGCGGTGGGCGGGTGTGTGGGTGGGCTTGCAACGTTCGCACGCGACCCGCTATGGCAGCCATACACGCGGCTGTTACGAGTGAGCTACACCACAACAGCTAGCAGCCCCGTGCTGTGGTTTTCGGGCGTTTGTACGACTATTACCGACGTAGACGGGCTGTATGACGTTGAGCTGCTGCCGTTATCCGATTTGTGGCTAGACGACGCTGTGGCGTTGGCGGACTACCCCAGCCATGCAACTATCTCAGAGACGCTAAACCTTAATAGTGGGCTCGTAGTCGACAGGCTCGCAGGCACTGTAGACGAGTGGCAGACGTGGCGGACGTATCTTAAAAAACGTTTCGAAGGCGTAAGCGAGGTGACATATGGGGTAGGTGCTGATGGGCGATACATACAGGGGCGCCCACAAGACGCCGTGCCGTTAGTGCTAGACGCTCGACGTTACCCAGATAGCCAACCCAAAGGCATAAATCTCACACCCTACGTCTCGGCATGGTTTGGCACGCCAACCGATACAACCGACCCCGTAACGAGCAGTGCCGAGCGTGATGACCTGCCAGCGCTAGCACCGCGCCGGGTTGAGTCTGCCGGCGAAGGGGGTAGTGGCTACATAGCCCCCGACGGGTTTGGGTTGCCCTTTTCCGAACCAAGCTCATACGTCATCAACATCCCGGACGCGCTCATTATCCCCCCCTTGCAAGTTGCGAACCTACCCAACGGCGAGACCCAGTATGTAGCAGGCAGCCGTGTCAAAATAGAGGTGGATAGTGGGGGTGGCGCGAGCCTTATGAGTAGCATCCGGACGCGTACAATACCCTATGCAGGGACGCGACAGCGTGACAGATTAGGGAGGTTTGTGTAATGGCTGGGTATTTCGTGCTTATTGACGGGTATGGTCAAATTTTTGACCTTGGGTTGCTCTACCCTACACAAATGGTACCGGGGGGAGAGGCAAGCTCGAGCGGTTTTCGCCCCTATGGCTCACGAGACTGGACATGGGCAGGTGACAAGCTGCCCAGCCCCGAGCCCTGGATATGGCAAGGGCGCATACAGTGCGATACCTTTGGTGCATTGCAATCATTTTTGTCGAGCCTGGAGAGTGCCGTATCCAACGCTATTAACGTGAGACGCGAGTCGGATAACGCCATGCTGTCCCTAGTGGGTGGCAGCCGTCCGCTCCCCACCCTTATAAGTAGCAATCAAGCTGACGTCACGCTCGCCTTATATCCCACGACTGACGCTTGGGCGGTGCCAAACCTGCGTGACTGGGGTGAGGGTGACTGGGGTGAGGGCGAGTGGGGTGACGGTAGTGGACTCGAAAGGAGTTACTAATGCCACAAGATTTAATCGAAACTAGTACATTTTCAGCGCCAGTAACTAAACCCGAGCCCGTTGTAGACAGGGGGGTATGGTTCCCAATAGCTGACGCCGCTTTGCAGGCGCTCACAAATCGCACGCGGTTTTTATTAAACGGACTCGAAGCGCTTACGGGTGCGACGGGTAGCATTGGCAACATTACCGACGTAGACGACGCGGATAAGTCGAACGGGTTTGTATTGAGCTATAACAGCGCGACGGAACTCTGGGAGGCTGTCCCTCTTGAGTCGGGGGTGCTTGCTCTACGTAGTGGCTCGGGTTTACTCGACGAACTACTTGCAACCAACCAGCGCACGTTTGAGGGTGGTACGACAGGCTGGACGGCTGGCGCTAACGCCACTATTACCCAAAGTGCTACCCAAGCGCGGACGGGGGCGAATAGTTTGAGGCTTGAGAGCGGCGCGGCTGGCGATATGAGCGCGTCAACACTAACGGGCGCGTCTGGCTACCCTGTCACTGCTGAGTCAAGTTACACGGTGACTATCTATAGCCGGGCGCAGTCAACGGGACGTGACGCCACAGTTGGATTAGCGTTTTACGACGCCGCTGGCACGCTTATAGGCACGATAGCCGAGGGCGCGGCAGCGGCAAACAATAATAGCGGCTGGACACAGCACACCCTACAAGCGACAGCCCCCGCCCTCGCTGTTACGGCTGCCGTGATTGCTACCGTTAAGGCAACGGGCGCGGCGGGTGAGCAGGTCTATTTTGACGACGCCACCACCCAGCCCGTCATTGTGTCACGTCAAAAAATCAACTTACGCGGCGCGGTTATTGACACCCCAGCCAGTAACAGCGTCACGTATTACCCGGGCGGGGGTCGCATTAAACAGGTGGCAGCCGACTACACTGTCCAACAGAACGACGACGGCGCCACCCTCGAAATTGACGCCACAGCCGCAGCGCGTGCGATAACGCTACTCAACGGCGTGGCGGCTGAAACGTCCATAAACCTACTCAAGACGGCAGGGGGTAACGACGTGACCGTTACTGCCGAGGGGACACTCGTTGGCGCGGCTGGCACGATCAGCGGCGTGTATAGCGGATTGCGAGTCTACAAACGCGACGCCACGACGTGGGTGGCGCTCCCTTTTAGTGGGGGGAGCGTCGGATCAATCGTGCAAGCCGCGACAGCCCCCACGGATGGTACTTGGCTTGCAACTGATGGCGGTGTGTACTTACAGGCTACATATGCCGCCCTGTATGAGAAAATTGGGCTGATTTTTGACGGTTTAGGCGCGGATGTTGCCACAACACCCGCTAATGCGTTATCGGGCGGGGATAGTGGCGCAAGTATTAAAGATAGGGCGTTTGATAACAACCCCTCATTTTTTTGGATATCGCAACAATTTGGCGCGGCGATTATCGATACGGCGTGGATTGGCTACGACCTTGGCGCGGCTGTTGGAATTATGCAAGTTAGGATACAGAATTTAGGAGTGTCTAGGATACCCTCATCCTTTGATATCCAGTTTGCAGATGATGCGGCATTTACAACTAATGTAATAACGTTTAGCGTAACGCCAATATCCGAAGCGGATAACGCTTGGAATGATTATAACGTGTTTGCAAATCAGCGTTATTTTAGGGCGATAGCAAGAGCACAAACGGGCGCGGCTGGCAACTGGGGAGTACGAGAAATTGAACTCTTACCGGGTGTGTACACATACAACGACGCCACAGAATTTGTCACGCCAAACATCACAGGCGCAAACATGTTCATCAAGGCGGCTAACTAATGTGGGCATTTGCTATCCGCGACGGCTACTGGTTCCCTGCCGGCGATGTTGAAGTGAACCCCAAACAGGGCGCGCCGTCTGGCTACACATTTAGTGACCCCCGTCCGCTAGGTCCGAATAAAGACCAATGGGTGCGTAGGACAGGGCAAAACGCGCCATTTTGGAAACTAACAGGCGTCATGCCATCGTGGGATGTTGTGACGTACAACAGGCGTTTAGACACTGCCAAGGTTATCGCCATCGCTGATGTGGAGTTTCTTTTTGACTGCGTTTGCGCACTAGGTATGTGCTACGACTTTGGGGCAACGGGCATCGCCGCCAAAGCAAATGACGCCCGTACACAAGGTGGCACAGTGAGTTTTGAGGCAACGCTCGAGCACCCCCACAGCGACGTCATTATCGCTGTGGGGCATGATGACGGTTTTTTGCATACCCAAGCCCGTGCTAAAGACCGGGGCAACCTAAGCGACGTAGCTAGGCATATGGTGCGGCGTGTGAGTCGAGGCGACGTGTCACCGCTCGCGTGGCAGTGTACTGAGAATATGCTCATACCCCTAGACCTTGCAGGGTTTGACCAGCTATCGTTTGCCCTCGGCGAGTGGTACTCGACGAAATTCTACGAGCTACAAGTGCATAAGCTGACAATCCGCAACATGACCAGCATTCAGGAGGTAGTTGATTATGAGCCAGCGTTTAGCGCCAATTAAAGCAGACGCTAACCAGGTTTTGTGCATGATGTGCAACGAGTGGCGATATAGCCCAGCCGCGTGCGCTCGTGCCAACTGCCCATACAAACGGGCGCACTTAAGGGGAGTGACCATGACAGAAAACGAGCCACAAACAGTCGTAGACGAGTTTGATGAAGAGTTAAGCCTCGACGCATGCCAAGTCACCGAGACTACCGCCAGCGCGTGCCAGATTAACCCCGAGGGAGGTTGCGAGAGTTGCCAGTAGCATTAGATATTGACGAGATCATGGGCGCGTATCCGATACGTCCCTGGCAGTCGTGCAAAGTTGACGCGGGCTTTTTGGACGCTGGCTATTATCGGGCATTTGGACGCTGGCATAAGGGCGTAGACATTAATCTCAAGTCGGGCGGTGATAGCGACTTAGGCTACCCGGTGCAAAACATGTTCGCCGGTAAGGTTGTTTTTGCCGAGCGTGTTGTCGGCTCGTGGGGTGGCATTGTGTTAGTAAGGGCAGGCATCGTAAGCGTGCAACATGCTGCCGATATGACAGGTCTTGTCATGGACGTGCTTGATGTGCAATACGCCCACCTGCACCACGTCACCGTTAAGACTGGTGACATCGTGCGCGCTGGTGACCATGTTGGCAGCATCGGCAAGGGGACACGCAACCAATACACGGCACATTTGCACTTAGAAATGCGCCGCACTATCCGCCCGGCAGCTGAGGGACAAGGCGGCGGCGATGAAGCCAAGCGAATCGCAAAAGTCCACTACTTAGACCCGCTAGCGATGATGACAGCGATAAGGCTGTCGAACTATGGACGCGCTCATGAAGCTTAGGGCGCTTTTTTGGCTTATCACGCTGACCGTGTTTCTGAATGGATGTGCGGTTTTTTTTGCGCAACTAAATCCTTGTGAAACCGAATACGACGTTGTGCTCGAGCGCACAGGCAGCTATCGAGCCGCGTTTGACGCCTATATGGACTGCCTAGAAAGAGAAGAAAATGAGTGATTTTGTGATGCCGATTGTTGTTTCTGCGTTGGGACTACTAGCTACTGCCATCAGCCGTTATGGGTTGCAAGTGGCAAGGGAGTTAGTTGGCTCGCGCAGGCTAGCCGAATTCGCTAGCCACACCGTGGTGCTTGCCCTGCGTCGGGGCGTGGTCATCCTCAAAGAGGAAATCAGTGTTGATGGCTGGCAACCCGAAGACGCTGCTAAGGCGCTGCGCGAATCAGGACGGGTCATTTTGGGCGCAGCCCTCAGCCAAGACGCTATCAACATGTACTTAAATGAACTGCCCGACTGGGTCAAACGGCAGGCGTTTGGTACAGACGTTGATGCCAACATCACCCTAGACCCACGTAACCTCGAGGCAATTGAAGCACAACTGGCGGGGGCGGCTGAAGGGTTGATTGACGGGGGTGGTAAGCAACTCGCGCTGGCTGATACATGGTTTAGGGCTAGGGATGTCGAGCCAACGTTAACGGCTCGCATCAAAACAGAGGCGGGACGCGTTAGCCGCTAGTGGACGTACTGGCGACAATCGCCCAAGTATTCCTCGAGGATGGCGTGCCAACGTGGGCATTGTTGCTAGTAAGTATTTTTGCATTTATTTACATTTTGTACGCCAAACGCTCGGCAAACAGTAACGTTATCCGCGCCCAACTCGACAGCCAATACCAACGCTTTGTCGACGACATCCAAGAGCAGTTAGCACGTGAGCGTAAGTTTGGGGTGGATGCCGCCCACCGGGTTGACAAGTTGAGTGAAGACCTTGCCTACCTACGAGGGCAAAATCAAGTGCTTGGCACCCATATACGTATGTTTGTGGCGTGCGACAAGCAAGATTGCCCTTTTCGAGATGTGCGCAAAACGCTCGCGTGATTTTACTAGTGGTGCTGATGTTGGTGGTGTTACACGCGGCATTCTGGAGTCTCGAGCAGCACACACGATTAGAAGCCGTTTTGCTCATTTGCCTTACTTTGCTCGCACTTACACTGATCGCTGGGGTCGCGATATGTCGGGGCGCCGCAACCCCAGAACCACCCAACACAACCCGCGATCTAATTGCTGTCGTTTCTGCAGGTTGCTTTCATACTGCCATCCTCTCGCAGACGCCACCCCCGGTGGTGTTATTTTTTGCCCCAAAAGTTGCCATAAACCAAGGCGCTTTTAGGGCGTTTTTGCCCTACCCAAACTAACACAGTTTCACTAACCCAAACTAACACTGTGTCACTAACCCAAACTAACACAGGTTTACTAACCCAAACTAATCCTGTGTTAGGGGGGGGATAATCCTGCGTTAGGGGGGGGGTAATCCTGTGTTAGTTAGGGGGGTAATCCTCTGTTAGTTAGGGTATTTTAGACAAATTGCCATTTGGCACGTGACAGACGACAAAAACCCCAAATAGCCTAAGTGACACAGGATTACCCTAATGGAAGTACTTAATTACCAGTCTATTGAATTACCAGTTGAATAGAGATCCGATTCGCTACAGAGTCAGGGGGAAATTTTGGTTTTGCCCTCGGGGGAAATTTTGGTTTTGCCCTCGGGGGTATGCTCGGTTTGCCCTCGGGGGAAATTTTGGTTTTGCCCTCGTAGGTATGCTCGGTTTGCTAGCGATTTGGCTAACGTTTGCCGTCACTGATTTTGAGATGTTCCGCGGCGTTTCACAAAAAGCAATAATTAGCAACGCGTCAATTGTGGGTAGGTTATCGGCTGCTATTTTGGCGTATGCGCATTGTGAGCCGTTTTAAGGCACGCCCAAACTCGCAAACGTGCAGATATACCCAAAAGCATCTTACAAGCCCGTTTATGGGGCTTGTGGTTTAAATGGCGGCATATTGTGGGGGTGCTCGTGTGGCGAGTTTGTGGGTGTTGGCTTGGTTAGGTTTGCCAAAACAGACAATAAGCCCGTGCTAGACGCTCGACATCCCAAAGGGCTTGACAGACCAGTAGAGAGATGTTAAGATTAGCCAATACCAAGTAGGGAGAACGGGTATTAGATTGAGAGGTTGGTTTTGCAAGTTTATGCGCCAGATGCGAAAAATATTCATGAAGACAAGGGAGATAATGTGATCGAGTGGCGTAGCCCAACAACTAACGACTGGCAAAGTTTGCTCGAGCCGCTGAAAGACCGTCCCAACGTATGGGCAGCCGTGGCAAAGTATGGGACATCAGGCAGCGCACGTTCTACTGCGCATCAGTTACGTAACGGCGCATACCGTACCCCGGCCGGGCGCTATCAGTACCGCTCGAGTAAGGGCGAAGTCTTCGCCCGTTACCTAGGCGAGTAAGTCAAAAGTAAAAAAGGGCTTGACAGACCAGCAAAGATATGTTAGGATTAGTCAATACCAAATAAGGGCTGCATTAACAGCCCACCCAAAGGAGATTTACCATGAAAAGCCACAACCCGAACAACTACGAAGTAACACACGGCAGCCTGCTACATACTGGGTCTCGCCGTACCCACAACCCGAACGATTACGAAGTAACTGCGAAAGATCACCTTGTCAGTCTTGACAAGCAATCCAACCTAGAGGCGTGGACTATTACCACCCCCGACGGCGACAAGCTGGTCATATCCGTTGCCGTGAACCACATGAGAGGGATCGGCTTTAGCACCACCGACTGGCGGGGTCCGCAGCCGCGGACGTTTGACGAGATCCGGAATTACGACTGGGTAAGCTTTGATGGTCAGGGCGTCATCTTACCCTTTGGGATGTCGACCTTGTTTGTGTAGACCTACCCGCACAGCCGGGGGCTCCCCCCCCCGGCTCAACCGAACAAAAATAAAAAAGGGCTGCATTAACAGCCCACCCAAAGGAGATTTACCATGAAAAGCCACAACCCGAACGACTACGAAGTAACCGCGAAAGATCGCCTTGCTAGTCTTGACGGGCAATCCAGCCTAGAGGCATGGACTATCACCACCCCCGACGGCGACAAGCTGATCATATCCGTTATCATGGACCACATGAGCGGGGTCGGCTTTAGCACCAGAGACTGGCAAGAAGCGCAACCGCAAACGGTTGGCGAGATCCAGGATTACGGCTGGGTCGGCTTTTTCCTGTAGACCAAAGGGCTTGACAGACCAGCAAAGATATGTTAGGATTAGTCAATACCAAATAAGGGCTGCATTAACAGCCCACCCAAAGGAGATTCATATGAAAAGCTACAACCGCCACAACCCGAACAACTACGAAATAATCGCGAAAGATTGTCTCGCTAGCGTTAACGACCAAGTCAGCCTAGAGGCGTGGACCATTATCACCCCTGACGGCGAGACACCGACCATATCCGTCGTTATGTACCATAAGGACGAGATCGGCTTTAGCACCACCGACTGGCAAGGGTGGCAGCCGCGGACGGTTGACGAGATTCAGGATTGCTACTGGGTAGATTTTGATGGCGGGTCAGCCGTCTGGTCAGAAGAAGGCTTACCCACCTAGTTTGCATAGGTCTACCCGCACAGCCGGGGGCTCCCCCCCGGCTCAACCGAACAAAAATAAAAAAGGGCTGCATTAACAGCCCACCCAAAGGAGATAACGTGATGTTAACACAACCCGCCTCACAACATACGAACCTACCCTGGCAACGCGTCCGCAACCGCATCAATGGGCGCGAAGGGATGGTACTCGCGGTGACACAAGACGCAGTCCGCGTGTTATGGGATGATGCCAAAAACGTCGAAGACGTTGCCTCAAGCATCCTAGATATCGTCAACGAGGTACGCCCGTAACAAAAACGAACGCGCATATACACATGCGCGCCGTCAGTAGTCACCCACCAAAAGGAGATAACCCATGTTAATACATTCGCGGATTAAAGGCAAGCTCATCACCCAACTCATTAACGCGCTCGACAGCGCCGACATGGCAGATTTTGACGTAGCAGCCGCCAATATCGCAGCGCAGTTTGTCGACTACGACACGCCAATAGTAGGCGTGGCGCTCAGCATCCCCCAACAGCTCACTAACGCTGCGATATTGTTGCGTAACACGTGGGGTATATCACTGGGTACAACACGCGCAAAGCAAGGCGCTCGACATGTGTTTATCTGCGCCGAGTTAATGCCAGACGCACCCCAGTTAGACGCAGCCGAGGCAAAACGCGAGCTCACTTATGCCTGAGTGGGATGCTGTACGTATCTGTGACTATCCGCTCGACCCACCCGAGTATCACGAGAGTGTTTATGACTATATCCCAGAGGGGGCAGAAATGACCGAAACGACAACCACACAAGACGCGCTCGTAATACTAGAGCAGTCCGAAACTTACGACAAGCACACGGAGCTCAACCTCGTAGCAACCCGCCCCAACGCTGCCCAAGCCCTCAACGCTGCCCTCGAAATCTTTCACGAAAACGAAGGGCGCGACATCACCGCCAACGACTTTTTGCGCATTACCACGCCCAAGGCTGCCGCATGGGAGATCCCAGACAGCAGCAAACCCGCAGGCGTGCGCTATGAAGAGGCAATCGAGGGCGTGCCGGTGTTCTGGAAATCGTCGCGCACGTATTACCCCGGTGAATACGGTGAAAATCCCGTACCCTCATGCGTAAGCGTTGACGGTAAAACGGGCATCGGAAACCCCGGGGGCAACTGCGCTACCTGCCCCAAGTCTCAGTTTGGTAACGACGGCGAGACACCCTCATGCCGTCTGCGCACTGAGGTTTATGTGCTTGTGCCGGGCGCTTTGTTGCCTATCGTGCTTGTGTTTTCGCCGGCAAACAACAAGATGTGGAGCGAATTCAGACGCGAGATGTTTCACGCGCACTACTTACCGCTGCACCGGGCGATGGTGCGTTTTGAGTTGGCACCCGAAAAGAGCGCCAACAAACGCGAGTATATGCGCATTGTGCCTAATTTTTTAGGCGCTATCCCAGACGAGTTTGAGGATAACCTTGTCACGTACAAACGCGCGCTGGCTGCCGTGCTGCTTGAGCAAAACGCTGGCAACGTGCTAGAGGAGGAGGCGCTCGACCTTGCTGACACAATCTCAAAAGCTACCGCGAGCTGGTTTGTGGCGGTACGAGGTACGGTTTTAGACGGCGATGACATGCGTTCGTACTTTTTGGAGAAAAAGACGGGTATGCCATCACTTGGCGACGTAGTGCGCACGCTCAGCGCTAGCCAGTATCGCGAGTTGCTCATTGAGGCGAAGCATTTTGCTCGCATCCGCGACGGCATGACCATTGAGCAGGTTGTGGCTAACGCCGCGCCCGTTAGTGACGATGAAGCTGGCGAGTGGCTCGAGTGACGCACCTTGTTATTTTTAGTTCCAACGCCGATTACTTGACCGACGCCGTTGCTAGCCTTAATAAGCATTATGATGACTGGGCAAACGACACCATTAACGTCGTGAGCGTACAAACCACCCACCAAACCGTTATTAATTCCGCTGGTAACGTGGAATATCATTTTTTGACCCTTACAATTACCTACACCCTTGTCGGCTGACAAAACCAAGCGGCTCGTGCGCTGCGATTACTGCGCAGCACGAGCCGCCCTAGAGCTTGATGGGGAGTTAACCACCCGTCAGTACTATGAGTAGCCAACCCAATACCAACCCACTAAACCGAAAAGGTGAGAATGTTTACACACATAAAAATCGCGTTTGATCTCGACATCCCCAGCAGCGAAAAACTCGTACTCATTGCCCTTTCCTGCCACGCAGACGCCGAGGGGGCATGTTACCCAAGTATCAGTCGGCTGGCACAAGACACGAGCCTCACGACTCGCACCGTTACCCGTTGCGTTGGGATGTTATCACGGCGAGGGCTTATAGAAAAGCGCGCCCGCTCAACACCGCAAGGGCGCACGAGTAACAGTTACACTTTGCGTTTAGGACAGCAAAGTGTAACTGACGACACCCAAACCGTCACCCTTGTCGGCTGACAAAACCAAGCGGCTCGTGCGCTGCGATTACTGCGCAGCACGAGCCACCCTAGAGCTTGCTGGGGAGTTAACCACCCGTCAGATTTTCGAGACATACGGCTGGGATGTGTATGTAACCCTACGTTGCCGCAGCCTATGCCCAGACTGCGCCCGAGGCGCGATAGCTGGTGGATACGTGCGTGCCGAGTTTCGTAACGGGCGTAAGTTTGGCGAACGCCAACCCACTAAACCGAAAAGGTGAGTATGTTCACACACATGAAAATCGCGTTTGATCTCGACATCCCCAGCAGCGAAAAACTCGTACTCGTTGCCCTTTCCCGCTACGCAGACGCCGAGGGGGCATGTTACCCGAGTATCGCCCGATTGGCACGAGACACGAGCTTCACGACTAACACCGTTACCCGTTGCGTTGGGATGTTATCACGGCGAGGGCTTATAGAAAAGTGCGCCCGCTCAACATCGCGAGGGCGCACGAGTAACAGTTACACTTTGCGTTTAGGACAGCAAAGTGTAACTGACGACACCCAAACCGTCACCGACACACATAGCCGTCTACCACGCGAAAACAACGAGTTAGCCATCCTAGAGACAAAACCCGTTGAACGTCAACGGAAACCCGATTATGACGCGTTTAAAGATTACTGGAATGCAGTCATACCGCCTCACTGGTCTCAGTGCATACAAATCACAGACACTCGCCAGCGCCTTATTAAACAGCTCTATGAAGATGTTGGCGTTGAGGCTGCGTTTGGCGTGTTTACGGCTGGTGTCGGTTTTTGTGTCAATGACAGATGGTGGCGCGGAAAGGACGGCATAAGCATCGAAAACATCATGAGCAACGGCAAACTCGTAGGTTTGGCGGAAAGACAGCAAACAAAACAAGCAAAAGACGCACGTGCACCATCTACCGACCTAGCCGCCTTGTTAGCAGATGACGTGACTGGGCAGCAAGGCGCACGTGTTACCGCTCCATCTAACGACCTAGCCGCCTTGTTAGCAGATGACTATGGACACAACTAAGGGTTTGGGACGCGTTTCCCGAGGTAGCCGCGTGAGCATTGTTGGGGACGACATGAACCGCGAAAGGCGCATTGAGCACGCCAACGCGTTGGTTGGGTGCATTGCTAGTTGTGGTCGTAGATTCCTTGACGGTGACCCCGTTGCTCGCATCTACTGTGATAACCGGGGTCATCCGTGGTTTGTGGACGGATACACACAAAAACATATTTATTTGTATTACCCCAGATGGGGAGGTCAGCAGGGGTTTTCGCAAGGTGGGACTTTGAGGGAGTTGGTCAATCAGTTGAAAGAATGGATTATTGGCAATCGTGCGTTCGTTAGTCGTGGAGTGTTTCAACACTGGGGTTACGGCGCTGACATGCAGATTGTGCTTGATGAAGCCGTTCGACTAGGCATTTTGGGGGATGACAGTGGGAATTAGTAAGCGAGAACGCAAACGCTTTGAGAGATGGTACGTGCGCCGCCACTGCCCAGATGAAGGCAGTGACCCACTCAAGCGCAGTGTCAACTACCCTTACCAGTATCCACGTGAATCAACCCGGCGCGCTTGGACAGCATGGCGAGCGCAGCACAAACGCCATAAACCCATTATTGAAGCTGCCAAAAAGCTCACAGAAGCTGTTGACCTTGAAGACCTCGAGCGCTACCTTGACGACCTCAAAACCACTATTGCCGACCTTGAGAAGGAGGCTACCCATGACCACAACCAAGACACTGATTAACGATGTCATCAAACCACTCGAGCAGTTCACGCTTGAGGATATATGGCTCGAGCACCCGGACGGCAGCGTGTCGCGTAGCCCCGAATACGAACGCGCTCTGAATGCTGACAAGGCGCGTAAAGAACTTGTAAACGCGGGGGTTGGCGAGCGTTACTGGCATATGCACTCGAGCCAACTGACGCCAACTGACGCCCTTAAGCGCGTGCTGACGGGTATCAAGCGGTATCACGAGATAAAGGGTCACAACCTCATTTTGAGCGGCGGGCTGGGCACAGGCAAAACGCAGGCGGCTATCTTAATCCTCAAAAAGGCTTTGCACGAAGGCGACACTGCCTTGCTACAAAATCTCGGTTTGCTAGCTGTCACGGTGCGTGATGGTTATAGCGCCGGGTTTGACCAAGACAAACTTACCGAGCATGGCGCTATCACTCGCATGACAACCCCCGACGTGCTGATACTAGACGATTTAGGCGCGGGGGAAACAAGCAATGCCGCCGTTGAACAGCGATTGCTTTATTTGGTACTCGAGCAGCGTTGCAACAACAAAAAAACCACCATTATCACTAGCAACCTAACGCTAGCAGAGCTGATAAACGCTTACGGCAAACGCATCCTCAACCGCTTGCAACCAACCACCACCATTACCTTCGAGGGTACTAACTGGCGGCTCGAGCAGAGCGGGGGCGGTTGGTGAGGCGTATAGGCATACGCCCGGAATGAAGAAGAAGATCCAGAAACGCGACGTTAGAGCTGGCGGCGCTAGCTGCCCCAAAGGAGTGGGAAAATGACAGGTAAAGAACGTGTAACAGCCGTGCTAGACGCTGCCAAGACCCTCACAGCAGACGACCCCGAACAACTTAACGACAGAGCTGTTATCGTCTCGACTCTTGAGTGGCTAGCGTTACGTGAGGCTGTGCAAGCCTACGCCCGACTCGAAGAAGAAGGGTGAGCGGGTTTTCGCCGCTCGATAACCCCGACAGGGTCGAGCTAGAAATGCAACGCGAAAACCTCGCCGGTATGCTGTGGGGGTTACGTCAAGAGTTACAACGCGCCCACGATGACAATGACGGTGGGCAGGCGTTAACCGTCGAGACGGAGATACGCGAGACGATGTTAGAGATGGCTGCGCTATGATTTTCCGACCCATTTACAGCCCCCATCATGCAGACCAACTTTCGGAGCTGGCACAAACCCCTGGCATGACCCTGCAAGATTATGACCGCCGCCGGGCTGAGATATTACAAAGCACGCCCGACCCTGTCGAGTTTGGGCGCGAGTATGAGGAAGTAATGACTAGGCATCACGAGAGGCACGCTAGGCTACGCGCTACCATCGTGGACCTACTACAAGAGCATGGCGAGCTTAATACTGCACAAGTCGCTCGCCACCTAGGCGTTACTTCGTCATACACGTTGCAAAAACATCTCTATTACTTAACAGATAGAGCCGCTATCAAGTACCGCTCCGAATCACCAACCACAGGCGGACATAAGCTTTTTTGGCGGCTCGAGCAGAGCGGGGGCGCGTCATGAGTTGGCGTGTTGAAGACATGAGCGCACGCCAACGCCAACTCGTAGCCGCGTCACACGGGCGCGCTAGTTGGTTTGCAGACAAGCGCGTCAAAAACGACATGCCCGAGGCGGACTTTCAAACCGTCATCATAGAGCTCGCCACCCTCCGCGGGTGGCGCTACATATGGCACGATAACGACAGCCGCAAAAACATCGCCGGCAAACCCGACCTAGAGCTCGCTTGCCCAAGCCGTGGTTACCTACAGGCTGAACTAAAAACCAAAAACAACAAACCACGTCCCGAGCAACAACGCGTTATAGACATCCTACGTAACGCAGGTGTGACGGTATACGTCTGGACGCCAACAAATTGGCGCGAGATCGTTAACGTATTATGGTGAGGGGGGCAGTGTGAGTATATCTGAGGCATTAACGCCAACCACCCAAGCGGAAAAAACACTTATAAGATACCGCAGTGATTACATTTGCCGTACGTTGTATCGCGTGTTTCATGCTCAGCGATCGTGGCAGACTATGGCGACGCATTACCGTTATGATGGCAGCACGGTCGAAGACCCCAAGGGCAGCGTGGCTAAGGGCGCCAAGTACCTATACGTGGGCATAGACGCCGAGGCGAGCCTAGGCATCGCTCGCCACGCCGTCATCCTTTGGCAAGGCGACCTCAAGGCGGCGTTTAAAGCCATGCGATTAGATGAGCAAGACGCGTGGCAAGAGATGTTACTTAGAGATCGTTGGGCGGCTATATGGCACGTTAGGCGCAGCCGCCGCGAGCTAGAACGCGCCCCCACGACGCGCGTCGAGTTATCGGCAGCGTGTTACAAGATTGCTAAATTGGCGCGTGTGGCAGCGTGAGCACAACCTACAGACTAGACCACGCCGACGCTAAGCAATGGCTCACACAGCAGCCCGATGACAGTGTTGACTTTTTTTCTGACAGACCACACGCCTACAACAAGTTGCACTTTAGGAGGAAAAAATGCCCTTTGAAATCAAAGAAAACGACTCAGGAATGCCTTACGAACAACTGACCCTGCCAAGTGACGGCAGCGTGCGCGTTGAAATTGACGGAGACTGCACGTGGGGTGGACTCACGCCGCGCACGTTTTACTACAACAAAGACTATAACGGCAGTGCACCAACGGAGTACCAAGCCAGACGTGCTGTGTTGCTGTCGGTGCTCGAGCACCTTACTAAGGACACGGCAGCAATCAAGCAAGAATTGTTTTCTCTCGAGGGAGAAAACCATGTTTGCTGAGGTGTGACAATTTGACAAACCCCGCACAAACGTACACAATGACAGTTAGCATCCCGTGTAATCAATACGCTATTTTTTGCCACTTACGCCCTGCCTTTGGGGTGTAAGTGGCTGTTATTTGTGAGTTTTGTCTATAACTATGGGATTACGGGGATATACGGGGAGAGATGAGGTGGGCGACGTCGAGGATACAACGAGAGCAACTATGGACACATCCGGATATGCCGCCTTCGCGCCTCACGCCAGTCGCTGCACCGTCTGCAGGCACCCCAACGCCGTGCAAATAGACTTAATGCTACTAGGGTATGAGTGTCACCCCAAAACACACAAACGCATGACACACGCGGATATTGTAGAGTTTGCCAAACCAATGGGCTCGATTAAACCATCTGCGCTGGGTCGCCACTACAATAATCACACGCTGCCATCATGGCGCACCTATGCCGAGGTTAGAGAGCAGATGCGCGTTCTCGGTAACCCCACAGGGCGCCGCCTTGGTTTGCACGGCGCGTTCGCGAGTATCGTGACTGCCAAGATACTGGGTCAGGTCAGCAAGCTGGGTGATGACGCATTCAAAGACGCAGATATCACGCAACTGTTACGGGTGGCGTTACTCGCAGGACAAAACAGCATAAGCATCGAAAAAACAGAATCCGAGTTAGCTCGAGAAATAGTAGCCGAGCGCGTTGGGGTTGGTATGAAAAACAAAGGGCTGAGTCCTGAAGCCATCGAAATAGCCCAGCGCGAAATACTGGGGATGGAATGACGCGCCCGTATTTCTTGCGCTACCAAGAGGCTTGGTTACGTGACACTAACCGCCTCAAGGTGGCGGAAAAATCACGCCGTATTGGCTGGACTTACGTGCAAGCGTATGAGGATGTGCGCGACGCCGCCAAAGCTAAAGAGCATGGCGGTATGGACGTGTGGTTTACCTCGGCAGATATCTCGGCAGCTCGTGAGTATATCGGATATTGCGAGCAATGGGCGCGGTTGTTGCAGATAGCTGCCACAACCATTAACGAGAGCGTTATCGACAAAGATGCCAACTTGAAAGTGCTTACTATTGACTTTTCATCCGGTTTTCGGATCACCGCCCTCAGCAGCAATCCGAAAAATTTCCGATCAAAAGGTGGCAAAGTCGTTATTGACGAGTTTGCTTTCCACGAGCACGGCGAGGATCTGTGGAGGGCGGCTGCCCCAAGCATCCTATGGGGTTATCCCATGAGGGTATTTAGCAGCCACAACGGGAAAAACACACTATTTTACCGCCTCGTAGAAGAGGCAAAACAGGACGGCGGTCGGTGGAATGCCCACCGTGTAACTATATTTGACGCTATTAGGGACGGGTTAGTCGGGCGTATCCTTAACAAGCCCGACGACGTCGCCACAGACACAGAGATAGCCGAGTTTCTACAAGAAACCCGAGACATTGTTGGTGATGAGGAAACATTTGAGCAGGAGTTTAACTGCAACCCTCAAGATGACAAGAGCGCATACATAGGCTATGGGCTTATATATGGCTGTGAGGACAGAGGTGTCCCCTCGCCCGTCTCAATATCAGGCGACGATGTAAACAGCATCCCCATAGACGACTACAACCCTCATCACCCCATACCCGAGACAGATAACCCGCTGTATGTGGGTGTCGACATCGGGCGCAGCCGTGATTTAACTGTCGTTTGGCTGCTTGAGCAAGTCGGCGACGTCTTATGGACACGGTTTGTGCTCGAGCTTAGCGGCATGAAATTCCGGCACCAAGCCAAACACCTCGCCGTGTTTTTGCCACGTGCTACGAGGGCATGCATAGACGAGACGGGGCTAGGCAAACAACTTGCCGAGGATGCACGCGACGATCACGGCGCCAAAGTCGAGCCAATAAACTTCACAAACACCATTAAACAAGACTTAGCAGTTAGGCTCAAGCGTAATTTTGAAGACAGAGCGCTGCGTAATCCAGCTAGCGAGCAAGTCCGTAAAGATATAAATAAGATTAAAAAGACAACCACGGCAGCCGGTAACGTGCGCTTTGAGGGCGAGCGTGATAAAGACGGACATGCAGATAGATTTTGGGCGCTCGCACTCGCCACACATGCCACTAACATCGTGCCTTATGGGGACTATGTCTCGAGCGGCAAAACACTAGCCAGCCGCTCATTTGCTAACGGCAGGGGGAGATTCTAACAATGTTGAGAACCGAAATGCGCAAAACCTACACCCTCCCCCCCACTCGCGTGCTATCCCAATGGACACCCTCGGCAGTACGCAACGCACTACGAGATTTGCAGGTGGGCAACTTTGACCGCGCCGCCTATCTGTGGGATGCAATCATGGGCGATGATCGTGCTACCGCTGTTATGAGCACACGTGTTAACGGGTTACTCGGCTGCCCCTTGGATTTTGAGCCAGGCAGCCTCTACAATCCCCTCGCCAAAAAGGTAAGTGAAACGCTCGAGCTCGACTACTGGGATATATGCCCAGAGTCCCAAATGGACGCCCTCATGAGTTACGGGCGTGGTTTAGGCGTGGCATTAGCTGAGCTACGTTGGTCACGTCGCGATAGTCGCGTTGTGCCTAGCCTATACATTTGGCACCCTAGCCATATCCGCTATGACGAGTTTCGCGACGCGTGGCACGTCATGACGCGTGAGGGTGAAACACAGATCGAACCCAACGGCGGCAAGTGGGTGCTGTATCGTCCCTATGGCTCACAGTTTGCAGGCGCGCGCACCCTTGTACGCGCCCTTGCCATCCCCTGGCTTGTAAAAACGTACGCCATACAAGACTGGGCAAGGCATAGCGAAAAACTAGCGGGTGTTATTAAGGGCAAAACACCACCCCAAGTGACAGATGACCAACGCGATGAGTTTATCGGTGACCTCGCAAACCTAGGCAATAGCGGCGTGGTGGTACTACCCGAGGGCTGGGATGCCGAGCTATTAGAGGCGAGTGCCCACTCATACGAAGCGTTTGAAGGACTCGTTAGCTGGGCAAACACCGCCATGGCTGTGGCAGTCTTGGGGCAAAATCTCGCCACCGAGACAACGGGCGGTAGCCTCGCCGCCGCCAAAGCACAAGAGCTTGTAAGACAGGATTACAAACAGGCAGACGCCGAGGGGATTGCCACCCTGTTACATGACGGCGTTTTTGGGCACTGGACGCGGCTCAACTTTGGCGACGTCACGCTCACACCGTGGGCAACTTACAACACAATCCCAGAGACCGAGCAAATGGCAGGCGCCGAGACGCTACTCACACAAGCCGACGCTCTCAGCAAACTCAAGGCGTTAGGCGCTGGGGTAGACGTGAGTGCCATGCTCGAGCGTTTTGGCATCCCTTGGTCAAGAGTCGAGACGCTACCTCCACCCGTTGAGCCACAGCCCCCAGTTACTGAGGATGGTGACGCCGGGGAGCTCGAGCCCGGCGATATACCCGGCGAAGATGAGCAACCCGTTACCCAGTCCGTTACCCTTGCAAGCAATGACAACGCAGTCGGCGCGGCAGGGTTTGTTACTGGGCAGTTATATGTAGACAGTCTCGGCGACGTGGCAGCCAAACAAGGCGCTGCGGTGTTTGCTGGCTACACTCAACAGGTACTTGCAACTATCGCCAGCGCACAAGATTATGACGATCTGCGCCGTAAGCTGCGTAACTTATACCGAGACAGCGAGCCTAGCGAGTTTGCTCAACTTATAGAGCGCGCCCTCATCCTTAGTGCGATGGCTGGGCAGCTAGCAGTACGCGACGACGCGCCCGAGGTTAATAATGTGGGCAGCTAGCTTTGACCCCGTTGATTTTGAGCAGGCATTCTCATTTTTCCGCGCCCGTGTGGTTATGTCCCGTGAGGCTGCCGATCAACTTACGCTCGAGGCTAGACAAAGGGCATTTTGGGTTAGTCACATCGCCGAGGCTGACGTTATTCAAGACGTTTACGGCTCGCTCGAGCGTGCCTTAACGGACGGCACAACTTTCGAGCAGTTCCAAGATGACGTAGCAGCCGACTTGTTAACGCGCTGGGTAGACGATGAGCGCGTGCCAAACCCGTTATGGCGCCTTGAGACGATATTTCGAACAAACCTACAAACGGCATACGGGGCAGGTAGGCTCGAGCAACTTAACGACGCTGCCATCTTACGAGCACGTCCGTATTGGATGTATGACGCGCTTATCGACGGGCGTACGTCTAGCATCTGCCAAGAGTTTAGCGGTACGATACTGCCAGCCGACAGCCCGTGGTGGTTTAGTCGATTTCCCCCTAACCATTACAACTGTCGCAGCAGCGTGCGCAGCCTAACCCAGTCGCAGGTTGACGCGAGGGGTGGCATAACGCAGACACCCACAGCAGGCAACCCAAACAGCGACTGGCGTGCCATGCCCAGCCTCGAGCCTTTTGAGCTAAAGACGTACTCACCCGAGATAGCCGCTATCGTTGAGGATAAAGTGACACGCCCGTGAGGGTGTGTATTAAGGCGGTGCAAGATAAGCACATGCCCAGACTGTTTGCCGCTGCCGACTAGCCACACAACCCGAACACATCACCCCAGCCCACTCACCCGAGACGGGCTTTTTTACGGAGGTACAGTACATATGCAAAAAATCAATGCTCGAGCTATAGATCTAACCACAGCACGCGAGCCACCTGATGAGTTCCGGATACTCCCCCTGGGGGAATATCCCACGGAAAAGGGGATATTCCACTTAGACGCGGCAGCAGCCGAGCGCGTGCTTGAGGATTTTAAGCGGCGTGGTACTGACTTAAGCATCGATTACGAACACGAAAGCGTACTCGGCAAAGCGCTAGGGGCAACCCCTGCGGCTGGGTGGATTAGCGAACTCGAGCTGCGTGCTGACGGACTCTGGGCAACGTCCGTGACGTGGACAGACAAGGCAGCCGAGTACCTACGTAACCGAGAGTATCGCTATCACAGCCCGTCATTTTTCGCCGACGAGCAGGGCAATGTCCTAAGCATCACAAGCCCTGCCCTAACCAACCGCCCAGCATCTCACAACATCGTCCCACTTGTGGCGAGTAGAGAGGATAAACCCATGCCAGACAATCAGCTCGCGCCCATTATGACGGCGCTATCGCTCAACACGGCAGCGTCAGCAGATGACGCGATCGCACGTATTACCGAATTGCACACCCTACGACAAGACGTACTCACCCTTACCGGCGTTGAAACCCTAAACGCTGCGAGGGGAGTGCTAACAGCATGGCAGGCAGCGCACGAGCAACTGCCTACCGTTACATCTGAGCGTGACGCATTGGCGACGCGGCTCGAGCAAGGCAAACGTGAGACGCTTATCACGGCAGCACTTGACGCAGGTACGCTTAGTCCAGCACAAGCAGCTGAGGGCGGGTTTGCTCGCGTCGTACCACTTGAGACGCTCGAGACATTTCTTAAGACCGCGCCCAAAGTTGTAAGCCTTGAGACAGCAAAACCCCCAGCCAAAAATCAAACCACCCTTAGCGACGATGAAGCCCTTGTCGCTAAAATGTTAGGCGTTAACGCCGGCGTATTTAAGGAGACAAACTAATGGCAGCATTATCCGCAGCCCGTAACACCCCACAACAAGGCGAGGGCGCACGCCCTGACTACTTAGACCTCGGCGTAAGTGCGGACACGACCTGTTACCAAGGTGGCATCGCCGTCCTTAATGGGGGCTTTTTGGAGCCTGCCACTACTGCCACCGGCTTAATCCCAGTCGGGCGATTCGATGAAACCGTCGTTAACAGCGGTGCAGATGGCGCAGTAACTGCAAAGGTTGCCTGTGGCGTGTTTCACTTCGCCAACAGCACCGCCGCTGACGCCATTGCAGACGCAGACCGTGGCGCAACCTGTTACATCGTAGACGATCAAACCGTAGCTAAAACCGACGGCACGGCAAGCCGCTCGGCTGCTGGCATTGTTGCAAATGTGGACTCAGACGGCGTTTGGGTGCTCATTGGATTAGGAGTCTAATCATGCAAGTTACCCCAAGTGCTCTGAGAGCAATCAGCAAAGGATTCGAAGGGCGTTTCCGTGGGGCTTATGACGCTGCCACGCCAATATTGGCTGGACGTGTTGCCACCGACGTACCTAGTTCGACCCGTAGCAACGTCTACGGTTGGATGACCAAGTTACCCCGGATGCGTGAGTGGGTTGGCGAGCGCGTGCTACAAAACCTGTCGGCTCGTAGCTACGAGATCACTAACCGCTCTTTCGAGCTCACCATCAGCGTAGATCGCGACGATATCGAAGACGATGTGTTAGGCGTATACGCCCCTTGGCTCGATGAAATGGGTGCGCAGGCGCGTATGTGGGGTGATGATCTGCTTGTTGAGTTGCTCGAGGCTGGCATCACTAACCCCTGCTGGGATGGGCAACTGTTTTTTGACACAGACCACCCCGTTAACCCAGACGATAGCGGCGCAGGGACGTATACCAACCGCTTCGTCGGCGCGCTAACAGAAGACAACCTCTGGGCAGTACGTCAGCGCATGATGGGCGTCAAGGGTGAAGACGGGCGCTCGCTGCGCATTATGCCTAATCTGCTGATCGTCCCTCCCGCGCTCGAGAAAACCGCTCGCCAAATTATCGACGCCACTATCGACGCCGCGGGTGCTACCAATATCAGTGCAGGGCTTGTGCAATACAGCGTTAACCCCGACCTCAGCAGCGACACGCGTTGGTATCTTATGGACGTGGCTCGCCCTATCCGTCCCTTTGTTCTACAAACACGCCGCGCGCCTGAGTTTGTGAGTCGCGATATGCCAGACGACGAGCGTGTGTTTAACGCCAAACAGTTTGTGTATGGCGTTGACAATCGCGGTAACGCTGGCTATGCATTGCCATTCTTGGCAGCCACGGCAGCCACGGCAGACGGCGGCGGGACTGCTCTGTCATGAGCAAAACCGTAGAGGTACGGGTTACGGCGTTACGCCCTGAGGGACGTTGGCGAGCGGGACGGCATTTTGCGCCCCAGCCTACTACTGTGTCTGTCTTAGATGATGAGCTGAGGCTACTCGAGCACGACCCCCTTTTGCTAGTCGAGCGCGAGCAGCCAAAACGCAAAGCTAAACCCACAACAGGCGACACAGATTAGTGAGCTACGCCACGCCCGCCCAACTTGACAGCCTCGCGTTACCGGCAGACGTGCAAAACGCCACAACCGAGGCGCAAAAACAAGACGCTCTAGACGCTGCGCAGGGGGTGATCCATTCATACCTGTCTCAGGGGGGCTATACTGTCCCCTTGCCTGCCCCGGGTGACGATTTGCTTGAAGCCGAGGTCGCCATCGCTGCCTGGCGTTTGGCAGTTACGGCAAACCTTGCCCCAGAGGGTGGCGCACAAAGCAACTTGTACCTTAGGAATAAAGACGCCTCACGATGGCTCGAGGCTATTGCTATGGGCAAAGCGCGCCCAACAGGGGCTCAAGAGTCGCAAACAGGCAGCGCATACAGCCCACCCAAGGTGACAAGCGCAGACGGGCGGGGGTGGTAGATCATGCCTGTAGGTTTGCGTGTTGAGCTGCGAGATATTGGCGGCGTTAAATCCAAGCTGCTAAAACTCGCAGCCATAAATCCTAAAGAATCACTCCCTGTCATTGGCGAAACGATAGTGGATCATGTCCGTGAGGGTTTCGATAAAGAGCAAGACCCGTATGGCTCACCCTGGAAACCGCTCGCGGCGTCAACGCTTGCAGCCCGACGAGGCAACGGTGGCGCTCGGATACTGCGTGACACTAACAGGCTATACAACTCGATTAACTCACAGGTGAGGGGTGACGGGGTAGCCATTGGCACCAACGTTACAGGCGGGAAAAAAGTCGAGTATGGCGCTGCTCACCAATTCGGCTTGGGCGGTATCCCAGCGCGTCCTTTTTTACCTTGGAAATCACCAACCGCACCCCCAGAGTTGCCCAGCGACTGGCTCGACGACGTCACTAGCATTTTAGAAAAACTGTTCGATGTCTAACCCACTTAACGACATAGCCGTGGCTCTGTTATCCAAGGCGACAGCGTTACCCGCCATTGTTGACGGTCGTACTGGCGAGGGTGGCAATATCCCCAGAGTCCCTTACGTCGAGGTTGGCGACGGGCGCGGCAGTATCACACCCTACACAGCAGGTGCGGGAGGGCTCGATGAAATAACCGTGCAATTTTACGTGATCGTCTACGAGCGTTTTAACGGTGCCAACCCAGCCACGCAAAAAGAACTACTTCGCGGAGTCGCTTGGGATTATTACACGGCGTTAAAAACCGACCCCAGCCTCGGCGGGTTATGTGACGAGGCGCGTGTCAATAGTTTTGACGCAGACCTAACTAAGCGCAACAATGTAGATTACTGGTTTATGGCGCTCGAGCTCGCCGTAAGATTAGAGGCAAACGCATGAAAACAGTCAAATACCAACCCCGGGAGGGTTACATGGTACCCAGTTGGCGAGTAGGCGAAAAGCGCGAAGTCACAGACGAACGCGCCGAGACTCTACTTCTGACTGGGCACTTTCTTGACGTCTCGGAAAAAGTCAAGGCAAAACCTAAAAAGACAGAAGTGGAGAGTGACAGCTAATGGCAACGGGTGCAACTGGACATATTGGGTTAGGCAAAGAGACAACGTGGGGTACAGGCGTAGTACCAACTGTATTTGTGCCAGCGACAGAAGATTTTAGCGCAGACTTTCCTGAAATCGAGGTAGACGTCCCCTATGGTGGGCGTAACGCACCCCGTAGCGACAGGGGTCGACCCTCGTTTGCGGGTAGCTTGAGCGGCATTTTAGCCAAACCTAACCTACTTGGGCATATCTTCGCCGCGAGCCTTGACGCCCCAACCACGACAGGCGCTGGACCTTATACGCATGAGTTTGTCGCACGCGCCGCGCCTCTTAGTAGCACCGTGGCAGTTACGCCATACAGCGCACAGGTTACGGCTGGGGCTGAAACAACACGTTGGAATGGTGGGCAGTGTAACGAGTTTACAATCAACGCCGCGGCAGACGGGCGCGTAACCCTAGACTCATCTTGGTTGTTTAAGGGCTGGACGACTACGGGCTTGACGGCTGCCACACCTGCGCTCGAGACGGGTGCGACTTTTATGCATCGCCACGCCGCACATCAAAAGGGCGGCACACCTGCGCCGTTTGATGATATTAAGACGCTCACTATTAGCTACGCAAACAATTTGGAGGGCGACATGACTCAAGACGGCACGGACGAGATGCGAGCTGTGTATCTCGGTACGTCACGCCTTACTGTCGATATGACTGTCACGAGCAGCTCGAGCCCTGCTTTACTTGCCGAGGCGTTAGCTGAGACAGATGATGCGTGGGTATTCCGCTGGGAAATTGACACCGATACGTTTGTCGAGTTTGTTGTCCCCAACCTGAGCATCAAAAACGACCCCCGCCCACGTTTGTCTACGCGTGGTATTTTGGAGGCTAACGTCGTAGCGGCTGCCGAGGATGCAGGCAGTGGGCTGTTTACCATCAACCTAGGCAACACCACAGCGACTTATTAGGGGAGATTATGGGATCACTAGCACGTACACTCAAGCGGACTGTCCAAAAGCGGCAGACATTTTTGCTCGAGGCTGAAGGCGCGCCAACCTTAACGGGACGCATTAGAGCAGTTAAACTCGGCGACACACTACGCACAACGGGGGCGGCTACGTCCCCATATGCTGCCATTTTTGAGGGGCGCGCCTCAGCTGAGGAGCG